TCCTTGGCAGCCCCGGTGCAAAGGTACCACCTGAGCGCTCGTACCGCCCTGTTGCTCGACCTGAGGGCAAGGAACAAGCTTCAAACAACTCCTTCCTTGACTCTTTGCCCGATGCTCTGGCATACCTAGACTTGTCTGGAATGATGGAGACTCCGCGGACCCAGATGCTGGATTCATCTGTTCGTCGGCCTGCCGCAGGAAGTGGGACACGAGCACTGAAGCAGATGGGCCTCGCCAGTTTGGTGTGATGAAATACGAAGAATTTTCGACCTCTCGCCTCCGCGATATCCTGCAGCTAGGGATCGCGATGCAGGAAGAGAGCGACTATGTCGCTGTGCAGTTCGACATCGAACAGTCGGCCCAGTCCATCATACGGATGGTGGTCGACAATCCTGCAGGATTCGGGGCGCTGGCGTACGACGGCGACAAGGCCGTGGGCATGATCGCAGGTTCGGTCTCCCCCTACTTCTTCAGCAAGGGCGCGTTGGCCAGCGATTTCGTCTGGTATGTGCGGCCCGAGTACCGAGGTTCACGGACCGCGGTCAAACTGCTCAAGATGTTCAGCAGCTGGGCTGTTGAGCGCGGGGCCTCGGAGCTTTACATGGGCGTCACAACCAATGTCCACGCAGCGCGGACCGGGGAGCTCTTGCAGCGGCTCGGGTTTGAGCATGTCGGCGGCAACTACAGAAAGCGGCTGAATGTCGGATCTTGACGCGCTGCCAGACGATGTACTTCGGCAGATCTTGGCTCTGACGCAGGCAAAGAAGAAGCTTGATATACGCGAGACGGCGACGGACAGCTTCATGGTGTTTGCAAACCACGTCTATGAGAACTTCATCGAGGGCGAGCATCACCGGATTATTGCTGAAAAGCTGGAGCGCGTGGCGCGCGGCGAGCTGAAGCGGCTGATCATCAACATGCCTCCGCGTCATTCCAAGTCTGAGTTCGCGTCCTTTCTGATGCCCGCTTGGTTCTTGGGCCGGAACCCGAAGCTCAAGATCATTCAGGCCACCCACAACACCGAGCTGGCCGTTCGGTTTGGCCGCAAGGTCCGAGATTTGATCGACGACCCGCAGTACAAAGAGATCTTCCCGAACACCAACCTCAAAGAGGACAACAAGGGTGCGGGCAAGTGGGGCACAGACAAGGGCGGCGAGTACTTTGCTGCTGGTGTTGGCGCCGCTGTCACCGGCCGTGGTGCGGATTTGTTCATCATCGATGACCCGCACTCGGAGCAGGACGCAATGAGCGAGAGCGCGTTTGATAACGCGTACGAATGGTACACCTCGGGTCCTCGTCAGCGTCTGCAGCCGGGGGCTTCTATCATCTTGGTCATGTGTATGACAGGGGACACCCCTGTGCTTATGGCCGACGGCGTAGAAAAACCTCTTAGGGATGTGCAACCCGGAGATATAGTTGTCACCTACGATAAAGGGCGGTTAAGCACCGCAAAAATAAACAACTGGCAGTCAAGTGGTGTTGACTCGGTCTTTAAAGTACTGACACAATCTGGCAGAACACTTCGAGCGAACGAGAGGCACCCGTTTCTCGTCAAAGAAGAAGGGACCGTAAAATGGGTCAAGCTGCGAGATCTGAGCCCGGGGATGGAACTTGTATCACTTCGGGATGCAACAGGCCTTCTAGGGCAGAAACAAAACCGGGGCTTTGCTCGGCATGCCAAAGCCGAGAGTCTTACCACCGGAAAAACCCAAACGCCCCTCGCCGCGAGCTGGGGCATCATGGGAAGTGGATCGGTGTTGAATGCGCAGTTGATCATTGCTCAAGCCCAGTATCTGCGAAAGGTTTGTGCCGATCTTGCTACAATAAAAGAAACCAGCGCAAAAAAGACCCGCTACACGCCCGCGCGCATCGCATTAAGCATCGCTACGGAATTACTCTTGAGCAATACGAGGACATGGTTTTCCAGCGAGAAAATCGATGCGATGTTTGCGGGTGCGAACCTGGCGCAAAAAACACTCGCGCTCACTGGGCCGGAAAACTATGTATCGACCACTGCCACGAGACAGGAAAGGTCCGAGGCCTCTTATGCAACGACTGTAACCTTGCCGTCGGGTATGGAAAGAACCCTGAGACACTCCGCTCCGCAGCAAAGTATCTCCAACTTCACAACGGATAGGGTTGTCAGTATTGTTCCGGACGGGGACGAAGAGGTTTTTGACGTTGAGGTAGACCGGACCGAAAACTTCATCGCGAATGGCATCGTCAGCCACAACACGCGCTGGGGTAAGAAGGATCTTACGGGCCGCTTGCTTGCGCAGCAGTCTGCTGATCCGATGTCGGACCAGTGGGAAGTGGTCGAGTTCCCTGCTCTGCTGCCGTCGGGTAACCCGCTCTGGCCGGAGTTCTGGGACAAGGATTCCCTGCTCTCGATCAAGGCGTCGCTTCCTGTTCAGAAGTGGTCCGCGCAGTGGCAGCAGCAGCCTACGAGCACAGGGTCCGCGATCATCCGGCGCGAGTGGTGGAAGGAGTGGGAGAAGGAAAAGATCCCGCCTCTGAAGTACATCATCCAAGCCTACGATACAGCGTTCTCGAAAAAGGAGACGGCCGACTATTCGGCCATCACAACGTGGGGCATCTTTGAGCCGGAGGAGGGGCGCGGCGACAACGTGATCCTTCTGGATGCGCAGCGCGGCCGCTGGAGCTTTCCCGAGCTGAAGGAAGTGGCGTACGAGGAGTGCGAGTACTGGGAGCCGGACATGGTCATCGTGGAGAAGAAGGCCACCGGTGGTCCGTTGATTGACGAGCTGCGTGCGCGGGGCATTCCTGCTATGGGCTTCTCGCCCGGTAGACGCGCGGGCGGCGGTGGTGTAGACAAAACAACGAGAATGCATACTGTCTCCCCTCTGTTTGAGGCCGGAATGGTCTGGGCCCCGAGGGACAAGAAGTTTGCAGACGAGGTCATAGAAGAGATCGCTTCATTTCCGAATGGTGAACATGACGATTATTGTGATAGTATGACCTTGGCTTTGATGCGTTTCCGCCAAGGTGGTTTCGTTCTGATACATGAAGAGGAGCAGCTTGATTTCGGTGATCAGGTGCCTCGCAAACGGGAGTACTACTGATGGCGCTACCTCCACAGGCCTTCGGCAACATGGTCGAGCGACGGGAAGGTCCTGTCGATATGCAGGACGGGCTCGGTGTTGATGTTCCCGTGAATGGCCCCGAAGACTTTGCGGGCGGCGCACAGGTAACTCAGATGGACGACGGCGGGGCTTTGGTCGAAGCGCTGTCCGGGATGATGCCAGAGGGCATGACAGAAGAAGAACTGATCCCGTTTGATTCCAACCTCGCTGATTTTCTAGAAGACGACACGCTGGGCGAGATCGCCAGCGATCTGGTTGGCGCCTACGAGGACGATCTGTCTTCGCGTCAGGACTGGGAAGAGACCTACACCAAGGGTCTTGACTTGCTGGGCGTGCAGTCTGTTGAACGCTCCACACCGTTTGAGGGCGCATCGAGCGTCACGCACCCGCTGATCGCGGAAAGCGTCACCCAGTTTCAGGCGCAGGCGTACAAAGAGATCCTGCCCTCGGGTGGCCCTGTGAAGACGCAGGTTCTTGGTAAGCACACCCCTGAGCGCCTCGAGCAGGCACAGCGGGTCAAGGACTACATGAACTACCTGATCATGGACCGGATGGAAGAGTACGATCCAGATACCGATCAGATGCTGTTCTATCTCCCGCTCTCGGGGTCCACGTTCAAGAAGCTCTACTTCGACAACATCAAGCAGCGTCCGGTGGCCAAGTTCGTCCCGGCGCAGGACGTGGTCGTGCCATACGCTGCATCTGACCTGATCAGCAGTCCGCGGATCACGCACGTTCTGAAGATGTCCGACAACGAGGTGCGCAAGCTCCAAGTTTCGGGGTTCTACCGCGACGTAGAGCTGACCTCGGGCGGGGCGGAAGACGAAGATCAGGTCCGTGAAAAGGTGAACGAGATCCAAGGCATCTCGCGGTCCTCGTACAGCGACGACACGCGGGTCATCTTGGAGATGCATGTCGAGCTCGATCTCGATGGGTTCGAGGACATGGGCGAAGACGGGGAGCCCACGGGCATCAAGCTTCCGTACATCGTGTCGATCGATGAGGGCAGCAATCAGGTCCTCGCGATCCGCCGCAACTATGTGCAGGAAGACCCAACGCGCTCAGCTGTACAATATTTTGTACATTACAAATTCCTGCCAGGTCTTGGGTTCTACGGCTTTGGCCTGACCCACATGATCGGCGGCCTCGGCCGGGCGGCCACGAGCATTCTGCGCCAGCTCATCGATGCTGGGACCTTGGCCAACCTGCCTGCTGGTTTCAAGGCGCGCGGCATACGTGTAGCTAATAGCGACGAGCCACTGCAGCCCGGCGAGTTCCGCGACATCGACGCCCCGGGCGGTAGCATCCGCGATGCGATTATCCCACTGCCGTACAAAGAGCCGTCGGCCACCTTGGCCCAGCTTCTTGGTGCGTTGGTCGATGGCGGTCGTCGGTTTATCTCGCTCGCTGACAACCAAGCCCAGAACATGGGGCAGGAACAGCCTGTCGGAACAACCGTTGCTCTGCTTGAGCGCGGGATGAAAGTTCTGTCTGCGATCCACAAGCGTCTGTACTATGCGCAGCGTCAGGAGTTCAAGATCCTCGCACGGATCATCGGCGAGCACATGCCTGCCAGCTATCCGTACGAAGTTGACGAAGCCTCGCAGCAGATCAAGACGCAAGACTTCGACGGCCGCGTGGACGTCCTGCCGGTCAGCGATCCAAACATCTTCTCGATGGCTCAGCGCGTGGCGCTGGCTCAGGAGCAGCTGCGACTGGCGCAGAGTAATCCTGAGATGCACAATCTGCACGCCGCGTACCGTCGGATGTATCAGGCTCTGGAAGTGCAGAACATTGACGATATCCTGCCGCAACCACAGCAACCACAGCCGATGGACCCCGTCATGGAGAACGGCCGGGCTCTGGTGGGCACTCCGCTGCAGGCATTCCCTGATCAGCAGCACGACGAGCACATCAAGGCGCACGTAGCGTTCTACAAGCTGCCTCTGGTACAGGCGACACCGCATGCGCTTTTGGCCATTACAGCGCACATCATGGAGCACGTTGCGTTGTTTGCGAGACAGCAGATGATCGAGCAGACACAGCAGCTCATCCAGCAGATGCAGATTGCGGTGCAGTCTGGCGCCATGGACGCGCAGCAGGCCCAGCAGCAAATCATGCAGGCGCAGGCCGCATTGCAGGACCCCAAGCACTCAGCAGATTACGCAGCTCTTCTGCAGCGTCAGATCTTTGAGCAGCTGGTGCCTGAGCTTACACCGCCGCAGCCGGACCCAATGGGTGACCCACTGGTGCAAATCCGCAATACTGAGCTCCAGCTCAAGCAGCAGGAACTCATGCAGGACGGCCAGATCGATCAGGCCAAGCTCCAGCTTGATCAGGCCAAGATTGCGCAGAAGGCCGCGGGCGAGGCCGCGCGTCTCGAGTTGCAGGAGCAGATTGCTGACGACCGCAACGAAGTGAACCGCGATCGGATCTCTGCACAGATGCAAATGGCGCAACAACGCAACCAAGGAGG